GTGATATTATAAATAAATTAAATGCATATCCGATTAAGATAAAATCAGAATTTAAAGAATTAGAAACAAAAGCTATTTCAAAGAAGTTAATCAAGCATTGGAAAAAGCTGGGCTTCGAAAAATTATTTGATGGTTATTACTATTTTAATAACGCTTACGAGATGAAAAAAACAAATTTTAATTTTCAATTTGAAATCGAACCAATCACTCAAATCGCGCCTTCCGTTTAAAACAATTAAAAATACATGAAAGACGATACTCCAGCTATAATTGCTCTCCTCTTTGTTCTCGCTGCTCTTTGTTTTATGTTTGGTACTTTTATAGGCTCTAAGCTAGAAAGAGATCAAAAAAATATCGAAGCTGTAAAACGCGGCCATGCAACTTGGGTTGTCTCGACAGATGGGAGCACCATTTTTCAATGGAAAGAGAGCTGCAAATGAAACCGCAAATCAACGACGGAGGACCAGCTTTCCCCATGACTGGCGAAGGATGCCATAATCCGCTTTACTCTCAACCCGGAATGACGTTACGAGATTATTTCGCAGGTCAGGCTTTGGCGGGGCTATGCGTTCCCGGCTTAGAGGATGGGCAGATAACCGACTGGGAATTTGACAAAATTGCGCCAGTGGCTTGGAAAGCAGCCGACGCAATGCTCGCCGCACGGAAGACCAAAAAATGAAACATCATACTTTCGATGAAATCCAAGCTAAAGCCTATAAGCTAAACAACTTATGGAAAGAGTTTATAGCTTTGCTTGAGACCACAGAAGAAAGCGATTCTGGTAGAATCTTTCGTCCAAATTATATTGGTTCTTGCCGCACATTAGATGCCGACAGAATGAATCAAATCATTAAAGAAGCTAAAGAATTAAAGTTTTGAACAAATGAACTCACCTGATCAACCATGCCAAACCACGCCCGCTGGCGATCTACGACAGCAAATACTGGATAGTCGCGTGCCAAAAAATGAACGGGAGTGGTGGGCTGCTAGGGAAATTGAAAAACTTGAACGCGAACTCACCGCCGCGAATGCGGAGTTGGCCATTGCCGAAAACTGGGTGGAGCACCACTCCAAACACGCCGACGATTTGATCTCCGAAAACGTCCGCCTCCGCGCCGAGGTGGAGCGGTGGAAAACCGTTGCCGCGCAGATGACCGCCGAGCGCGAACACAACGCGAACGAAGCGTCACGCCTCCGCGCTGAGCTTCAGGCTAAGCTTGCCGCCATGAAAGACACGCCAACTTTATGACCACCGAACAACACCTCGAACTCCTCACCGAGCTGCGCGCCATTCGCGCGGCTCTCGAAAAGCCGAAGCCAATGCTCAGCCTGACGACTGCTACCGCTACGACCGCGACGCCGGACACTCTGCCGCTGCCAGCGGTCGAGATCCTGAACGCCGGCGACGTGCAGGTCCACTTCGGGAAAAACAAAGACACGCCACTCTCCGCACTCAGCGACAAGCAACTCCTCTGGTATGGCGCGGATCGCCCGGAGCAGCTCAAGAAGGACGGGACGCCATTTGCTCCGCGCGAAGCCGACGTGCTGCTCAAGAACGCGTGCCGCACCTTGTGGCTCTCAGCGCAAGAGCGGCGCGCCAATCGCGCTCACGACGCAGCCGGCAGACGACGGCGAGAACGTGCCGTTCTAAAACTTCTCGGCGGTTCCGAGTATAAACCCAACCCTACGACGCCGCTGGTGGCGGTGCGAAAATACGCCAGCAACTATTTCCCGAAACGGAAAACCCTCCGGCCAACGACGACCGGAGGGACACACGAAACACACACAACGATACAACATGGACACCAACGTAAAAACAGAGATCGCGGTCGCAGAGACCGCTACTAAAGCACCGATTCAGTTCGGCCAACACGGCGTGCAGCTCCAATCAATCGACGAGGCTTTCCGATTTGCTCGGGCGGTCGTCGCGAGCGGCTGGGCGCCGAAGGGGATGGAAAAACCGGAGTCGGTAATGATCGCCATCCAGTTCGGCATGGAGATCGGGCTGACGCCAATGGCCGCGCTCCAAAACATGGCCGTGATAAATGGTCGCCCGGCGATCTACGGCGACGCGGCGCTGGCACTCGTCCGCTCCAGCGGGCTGCTAGTGAGCTACAAGGAGACCGAGATCGGCGAGCCAGGTAAGGACTCGCACGGCTTCACGGTCACGGTTCAGCGCAAAGGATTCGACGCAGCGAGCGAGACGTTCACCTGCGGCGATGCAAAGGCCGCAAAACTTTGGGGCAAGGCCGGACCGTGGACCGACTACCCGAAGCGCATGATGAAATTCCGCGCACGCGGATTTCTACTGCGTGACCAATTTGGCGACATCTTGAAAGGACTGCGCACCGCCGAGGAAGCGCGGGACATCCCAGCAGAGATCAACGTCACGCCGCTGGCCGACAAGCTCGCGGGCGGACTATCGGAGGCGATCAACAACTAATGAAACCACGCGTCAGGACCGCAGGAATTCCGACCCGTCGCAAAGACGTGCACCTCGAAATCGCAAAGCCGAAGCGGAGGCAGGCCGTCGATGAGACGACTTACAGCCGAAACAAAATGGGAATCGCGGTGGACAGTCGCGGGCGATTCATCGGGCGGCGCGATATCGAAAAAGGCGCGGCACATTTCTGGGACTCACGAAGGAGCAAAAACACATGAGCAACGACAACGACACAAAACAGACAGCCATCATCAACGCAGCGACGGAACAGTTCCGAAGCCTGCTCGAAACCAACTTCCGCAGCATCGCCAAGGCGGCGCAAGACGGATTCATCGAGGACGAGGACCAGACGGAGCCGAAGGCGAAAGCCTCGTTCACCGTCGAGTGGGACAGCCTCGCGCAAGCGCCGAAGGTCGGCGTGAAGATCGCGTGGTCGGTCCGATACAAAGACGAGAGCGAGACGGAGATCGATCCGCTGCAAAGCAAGCTGGGATTGGAGGTGCAGCCATGAACGCACTGATCAACGACGGAGGGCCGGCGTTTCCATCGGTTGGCGAAGGATTCGGGAATCCTAGTTATTCGGCCCCCGGCATGACCCTGCGCGACTGGTTCGCGGGGCAGGCGTTGGCTGGTGCACTAGCTGACCCTACCTGCGATCTTTCTCCAATCGAGTTAGCTAAAATAGCTTACAAAGAAGCCGACGCAATGCTCGCCGCACGCAAGGAGGTGCAGCCATGAGCGCCGAAACCATCGAAGAATACCACGCCAATCCGGCAATCAGTCACTCGAAGCTTGAGTGCTACCGGCGCAGGCCGGCGCTCTACTACAAGAAATACGTCGCCCGCACATTGCCACCACCCGAGGACACCGGAGCTTTCCGACTCGGATCTGCGGTGCATTGCGCCGTGCTCGAAGAGCGCGAGTTCGCCTCGCGCTACATTCTGCGACCGGACTGCGACCGGCGCACGAAGGAGGGCAAGATCCAGTTCGCCGAGTTCTCGGCTCAGCACGCGGACAAGACCTTGCTGGACGCCGGCGAGATGGCGCAGGTCGTGGCGATGCGCGAGGCGGTGGCGGCGCATCCAATCGCGTCGCAGTTGCTCTACGACGGCCACGCCGAGATGACGTGGCGCAAGGATCAACCGAACGCACTCGGCGCGCTGCAATGCCGGACTGATTGGTTCAGCTCGTTCGGCTGCGAAATCACCAACGGCGAACCCTACGCGCTCGACCTCAAGACGGTCGAGAGCTTGGACAGCGACGCGTTCCGCAACTTCGAGCGTGCGGCGTTCAGCTACGGCTACCACCGGCAAGCGGGATTCTATCTGCCGCTCATCAACGAAATTTATCAGCGGCCGGTCTCGCGCATGTATTACGTCGCGGTCGAGAAGTGCGAGCCTTACGGCGTCGCGGTTTACAAGCTCTCGGACGATGCGATTGCGCGCGGTCAGGACGAGAACATCGCGGACCTCGTGCGGCTCAAGCGCAGCCTCGAAACGAACGATTGGCCGAACATCGAGCCGACGATTCACGAACTGAAACTGCCGGGCTGGTATGACAAACAGCGATGAAATCGAACCTCAAATACAAATGGCGAATCATGCTCGTCAGTCCCGAGAGTCGAATCACCGCGCACAAGTTCTGCACGTTCGAAGAGGCGCTGCTCACCGCCGACGAACTCGAGACCGAAGTCGAGTGGCTCGTGACCGGCGTATTCATTTCGCGACACCCAGAGCCATGAACGACATCCTAATCGTTGCAACGGTCGGGATTCTTGGAAGCGCGCCATTCTTTTATCTCGCCGGTTACTTGGTCGGCAAACGACGCGGGCGCGACGAGCAATGGGTCAGCGACTACCTCGCTTACGAACGGAAAACACAAGCCGGCCGAGACAACCTCGGACGGTTCAAGAAACGAAAGGCACCTTATGGTAAGATCAAAATCCCAGCACAACAAAACCAACTCTGAGATTGACCGGCGGCTGCTCGAAATGCAGTCACCGAGCGAGATCGTCCGAAATCTGCGCGGCGCCACGCTGAGCAACGTTCACGCAAGGGCGCGGCGGCTCGGGCTGGCGCTGCATCGCATCACGCCGGCCGAGCGGGACCATCTCGTCTGGTTGCGGAAGGGAGCGAAGAAATGAAACCCCATCGACAACGCATAGCCATCGCGAAAGCGTGTGGCTTCAAATGTAGCGAATACTCAGACGAATTGGCGCAACTTGTCGCGGAGTTCATGCCCGACTACCTCAAAGACCTCAACGCCATCCATGAGGCGGAGAAGGTGCTGAACAACGTCCAGCGAGAGCGGTATCGCACTGAGCTAGTTTACAGCCACGCCGGAAGAGATGTGTTTGCGACCGCCGCCCAACGCGCAGAGGCTTTTCTCATCACGATTGGCAAATGGGAGGACGACAAATGAACACCTTCATTTTCGGCGACCCGAAAGGCCAACCCCGAGCGCGAGCCTTCGCCCGCAAGATGGGCGCGAAGCACGTTGCGCGGATGTATGACTCGGACGTGGCCGACGCGTGGAAGCGCGCCGTGGACCTCGGGATCGAGCGCGAGCTAAAGGCGGCGGGGGCACTCGATCCGGTCGGAGCGTTCGATGTTCAGCTCACGTTTTTCTTTCGCCGTCCGAAAAGCCACTACGGCAAAGGCGGGCACGTCAAAGGAAGCGCACCCATTCGCCACGTCAGCAAGCCGGACGCGGACAATCTCGCCAAGCTGGTGCTTGATCGCATCACGCGCGGCGGGCGCATTTGGCGGGACGACTCGCAGGTGGCGAAATTATGCGTTGAGAAGTATTGGGCCATCACCGACGCGAGGATTGGGGTTTATGTGAGCGTGGAGCGATTCGGGGTGAGCGGGGCTTGACGCGTGGACGGCATCGCATAAACAAAAGCAAGGCCGTGAAACGCCTAAGCATGGATCAATCACTAACTTTTCGTCCGTCAGTCTGCGCGAGGCGTGTTCTATCGCCAAGTTTCACCGCGTAGACTGGCGGACGATTTTTTTGATTTATGAGAATACGAACTATCAAACCGGAGTTTTTTAACCATGACCGGCTTTTCGACGCCGAGCATGAAACCAAGCTTCCTTTGCGGCTGGCTTACATCGGGCTATGGTGCGCCGCAGATCGCGAGGGAAGGTTTCGGTGGGAGCCGAGACGACTGAGGGCGCAGATTTTCCCTTACGAGAACATCGACTTTTCACGCGTGCTCGACGCGTTGACCACGCGTGGCTTCATTGTAAAGTATTGTAAAGCAGGCGTGGACGACGTGTGTTTTGGGTCGATTCCGAGCTGGCACAACCATCAGGTCATAAACAACCGCGAACGAGACAGCCAATTACCGGAACCACCTATTGATCAACAACCAATTGACGCGTGCTCCACGCGTGACCCACGCGTGACCCACGCGGGTGAAGGGGAAGGGAAGGGAAAGGAAGGGAAGGAAGGGAAGGAAGGGAAGGAGGTCGCGGAGGTTTCCGCGATCAGCGACGAGGACTGGCTGAATCAACTGGCAACCAATCCGGCTTACAGCCTCATCGACGTTCGCCGCGAGTATTCGAAGATGCAGACCTGGTGCGGCGTAAACCGCAAGATGCCGACACGTCGCCGATTCGTCGCATGGCTGAACCGCATCGAAAAACCGATGGACGCAGCGAAAGGAAACCGAGCGCATGAAAGCATCATCGACCGTAGTTGATCCATCGCCCGCGGAGCGCCGGCTGATCGCGGCGTGCATGGCTGGCGGCGTGCAGACCGTGGCAAGCGCGGTCAACCACGGCATCAGCGCCGAGACCTTCGCGGACCCGATGCTCGGAATTATCTGGCAGGCGCTGGTGCAGACCGCGACCGAGGACAAGGACACGCACGTTTTTAAGGTCGGACGCCGGGCCTTCGGTTCGGCCATCGATGCCGAGAGCATGGGCCAACTGGCGGAGATCGCCGCGCTTGAGCCGACATCGATCTTTGCGAAGCAGCTGACGATCGAAGTCATCGACGCGAACAAGCGCCGCAAGGCCGTCACCAAGCTCGGACAGGCTCTGGGCGCCGTCACGCCACGGGAGGGCGGCGAATGGGAAGAGGACTGGTCGGCCGCACGGAAAGCGATCCATGAGGCCGAGCTGGCGGTCTCGATCCAAGGCTCGACCAAAAGCCTTTCGGCCATCGTGGACGAATACATCCACGACGAGATGCACGGCAAGGAGGCCGGGGTCGTCGGGACTGGATTGCCACACTGCGACGAGTATTTCGGGAAGATCCGAGGCGGCGAGGTTTGCGTGATTGCAGGCCGGCCGGGCGTCGGGAAGACGGCGCTCGCGATCCAGATGGCTGACTCAGTTGTGCGCGGCGGCGGGAAGGCCATGATCGTCTCGCTTGAAATGCAGGCGCGGGATTTGGTCGGCCGGCTCGCGAAGCAACGACTGGGGCGAAGCGCCGGCATCGTGCGAGGCTGCACCGCGGCCGAGTATCAATCGGCTAAGACCTCGTGGATTGCGTCGGCGCAGAAGATGAAAGCAGACGAGAAGCGGCTGCACATCTTCGAGGTGCGTCAGGTCAAGTCAGTGTCGGACATTGAGGACCGGGTGGCGATGCTGAAGGCTGCGGATGCTCTGCCACACGTGGTGGTCATCGACTATTTGCAACTGCTCCAAGCCGAGGACTCACGCGCACCACGCGAGCAACAGGTGGCGCTCATGTCGCGCCGGATAAAGCTCATGGCGCTGAATTTCAACGTGGCCGTGATTCTGCTCTCGCAGCTCAACCGGGACGCGGAGAAGGACGGAAGCCGGCCGAAGCTCTCGGGTTTGCGCGAGTCAGGCGCCATCGAGCAGGACGCAGATCGGGTCTGGTTGCTCTATCCTGACCCTGACGTGATGGCGGTTCCTGACGCGCCGACGGTGCAGGTCGTCATCGACCAAGCGAAGAATCGAAACGGAGCGGGCGGGATCGCCAAGGTGGTCGAGTTCTTCAAGCCCAGCTTTTCATTCCACAAAAAATTATGAACCTAATCGACGAACAGAATCGACTGCATGCGGAGGGTGGACCGGCGGTGACTGATCCAGATGGATCTTGGGTCTGGTATCATCACGGGAAGATACACCGCATCGATGCCCTCGGCGGCG